GACTTCCGCTTGACCATAAGTTGAACTTAGAACATCATTCATATCATCAATATTATTATTAGTCGTAAAAAACAAAGTATAAAACGATTTAATGATGGCAGCCGTAAGCTCCGCATTAGTATAGCGGCTGACCTGCTTCAATACCTCGATCACCGGCGCCAATATTGGTACGCCTCTGTACTGCTCTGGTCGTTCTTCATGCGATATCTGCAAAATATTTGGCCGGCCACTTAACTTGCCAAATGCTTCCACTCGCTGCCACTTTAAAACTGCGGCAGGATCACTTAAATCAAAAGGTACCCTGTTTGCGACCCAATAAGCCACAACAGCCCCATCTGAATCTATTTCAATACCGTTGATAATACGATTCCCGTTTTTATTATTAGTCATTTCAACATCGTAATAAGATGGAGAACCATACGAACCACTGCTGTTTGGGTTACAGACCCTACTGGCCTCAAAAAGTTGTACTCTCAAACAATACGGATTATCAGGCACCGGCCTGCGATACTTGATCGCTGCCCATCCGTCACCATCTACAAGATAGCTCATATATGCAATATCCTGCATATCAAAAAAGTTATTTTTTCGATACAAATCACAGGCCGTGCTGTTTGCCCAAAGGTTAAATTCACGAAACGCCTGACGCTGCCACTCTTTAGCTTCCTCTGCAGTCAATCCCAGCAACCTATAATCTATTTTAGGCGAAACTTTAAGACCAGCGCCTATAACATTGCTGCGCGAAGTATTAATAGCACTTGAACCAAGCGGAGAGTTACATACTAAATCTGCACTGCGGTTTCGTAAAGTTACCAAATTTACATCGACATCTGCTTTAGTACTGGATTTCAAGGGATTATAGCCACGTAAAGTACTTCGTGTCCTACTGGCGCCGCCTTCTGAATAGCCGCTGTTCACTATTATTATTTTTTTATTATTTTCATTTCCCTCAGTAGGATGCCTGGCCTTAGCCGGTATTACTTTTTTACGTTTCACCATCATCTATCCTCCTAATCCCGCATAATAACTTGCTTTGTTCGATGCCCTCTTGGATACATTGCCTCCTCCGCAGTCGCTCCTGCAGCAATAAGATCATTTATTTCTTTTCTTATTTCTGATAAATCAGCTCTCGTCAGCGTTCTATTGCCAATTCTGTAGCTTTGCCCTGCTACCAAAATAGACTGTTCTGCAGATAAATACTGCTTTAACCGTTCATTAAGTACCGTACTTGCCACTAATAATCCCCCCTCACACTTTTTCTAATGCAGCCGTAGCCGCCTTTAGGCTTGTTTTTCAGTTTAGACTTTACCGATTGTTTTTTGATTACATTCGGGCTGTTGATCAATTTTTCCAAAGCCTCGAAATCAGGATTTACGCTTAACATACATGCGAGGTTATAAACCCGCAGATCCAAAGGCTCATTCCGTTTATCTTTAACTATATTTACCCACTGATATACTAATACTCCATTTTTCCGACGAGGCTCTTTCGTTTCAGATATAAGGCCTTTAAAATAAAATTCATCGTAGCCGCGAGTTAGCTGCACAGTTACGCTATCACTCTTATCAAGCGGAAAATGAAAATATTTAGGTCCAGGCTCTTCAATCGATAACCGATCCATAACATATTGTTTGCCGCTATCTGTGCCAAGCATTACCAGCGGTATCGTATGTCCCCTTACGGTTTTAACCTTAGCGTACTTATGCAATAACGGCACTCCTGGTGTCGATGAACCTTTTATAGCAAAACGCTGCCTTACAAATCGTTTTTTACAGTACGCATAAACTTCTTTCGTGTAGTGCCCGCCGGAATCTATAAACGTCCTGGCTACCAAAAGACCCTTACCTGACGCAAAGCGATATTCCTTATCCAGCTGTTCGTCCAGCATATCCCACACTTTAGGTGTATCCGGCACGCCCAAAATAGTGCCCTTTTTTATTCCCCAACATTCTTCAGCCATTCCCCAGCCACAAATCTCATACTCGAGCCTGTTGTCTTGTACGTCAACGGCCGCTGTTAAAAGCAGTACGCCTTCCGGCAGCTCGGCGCCATAGTTTTCACGCCTGCGCATAAACTGCTCATGGCTTTCAAAATTTCCTTTGCGCTCATATGCTTCTCCAAAACGAGTATTAACAACTACTTTTTCACGCTCTGGATCGCCCTGTGCTTCCAACCATTCCTGCATTACATCTGACCAGTTCACCCAAGGTGATGCAAAACAGTTAACAAAAAAGCTCCGTACCCCCTTAGTGAGAGCCGAAGCGTTCTGTGCAATATATTTTTGTGCGGCCTGCCGCATTTCAGTTTCTGTAAACCCAAACCCGCAATCTGGGCAACGCCAAATAACTGACTTAACGATAACCTGCCTTGTTCCCTTTTTATCAACAGAACAGTCGTAGTCAGTATGCATATCCCGATGCGTGACTAAATGCCACTCTTTGCATTTTGGGCATTGATGCTGCCACTCTTCCTGAGTACCTGTTATATATTCATCTTCGATTCGACTGTCTCCAGCATTGGTCGGTGTTGAGAATAGCCCCATGACGCTATCCCAAAAGGTCGTCATACGTTTTGCAGCCAAGCTGACCGGGTCGCCTTCTGTGCCGGCGCTTTTGGGAAAGCGGTCAACTTCGTCTGCCAGTAATATTTTTATCGGCTTACTGGCAAGACCGGCAGGACTGTTAGCACCCGCCATTATAAGTCTGCCGCCAGGGAATTGTTTAGAAAGGATAGTATTGCCGGCGTCACGGCTTTTTACGTCTTTAAAAATATCTCTCAATACTTTTGTATCTCTGATCATCGGCGCTATACGTGATTTACTATAGTCCTGTGATGTTTCGATAGTTGGTTGGATCATCATTATCGGTGCGGGCGCCAGATGTGCGAACCGCCCAATAACATTGTTCATGATATCGGACTTTCCAACCTGAGATGCGGTCTTTGCAACCACCCTAGTTATGCCTGGTTCAGTAAAAGCATCCATAATGGCTTTTTGATATGGAGCACGATCTGTTCGCCACCGCCCAGGCTCTGCAGCAGCTTCGCCAGATATCATCCTATAGCTATCAGCCCATTCGGATACAGTTTGATCTGATAACGGCATCAATGACTGTTTTAC